ACGCTTGGATGCCTGAGTCGATGTCGTTCTTGGTCGGTCGTGCCATTGGGTTGCCTCCTGGGCGTTAGATGAAGTCGATGGTGAGCGTCGGGCTCACCGGAGAAGAGTATCCGTTCGCGATGTGCGTCACGCGGACGTGGAGCGATTGCTCGGAGCCGAAGTCGGCCACGAGTGCAGCGTTCGTGTAGGTATAGCTCGCCGTCGAGCCCGGCAGGTCGATCGTCGCCTGCACCACGTCGCCCGTGGTGAGGAACTCGACCTGGATCGTGCCTGGGATCGTAGGCAGTCCGACCACAGTGCCGGAAGCCTGCCCGCCAGCGCCAGTCTGCTTCGTTCCCGTGGACACGGCCCAGCCGATCGTGATGTCGTCGCCCGTCTCGTAGGCCGGGACGGTCGGGTAGGGCGCCTTGACGTGAACGTAGTCGGGCGCGATCGGAACCTGGCCCTTGCCGACGAGCAGTTGCCCGTACGGGGGAGTGGCGGACAGGTTGACCTGCCCCGCCGTCGTGCCGGGCTGGGTCTTGACCCACAGATCGCCAGCGGGAACGAGCAGGCCGTCCGTGATCTCCGTGACGCCCGAGTCTTGGACGACGTAGACGACGGCGCCCGCCGGGTGCGAGAGCCTGCGGGTGTCGTAGCGCGAGCGCACGAGCCCGTCCAGACGGCGCTGCGTACCACTCACGATGGTGGTCTTCTGCAAGATGCAGATTTCCGTGCCAGCGCTCGACACGATGATCGCGAGTTGTCGCCCGAGGCCCCAGCTCGTCAGGTCAGCCGAGTAGTCCACCGCGTTCGCGTTGTCCGGCCCCAGCTCGGTGAACACCGGGCCGAGAGCGGAGAACTGAGGACCGTCCGCATCGAGCGCGGCGTCCAAGGTGCCGCCAGTCTGCACGCCCGTGTCTTGGATCTTGAGCGTGTACGTCGTGTCGTCCTCAGAGAAGTGGATCGACGCGAAGGTGATCTGAGTGTGGTTGCGGATGCGAGGCACCATCACGAACTGCGTGGCCGGGAACGAGTTCCCGAGAAGCTGCTCGGGGATCTCGACCCAGTGGAACGCATCGTCCTGCTCGGGGAGCAGAGGAGGCACAGCCACACCACCCTCGTTCGTCACGAAGTTGGACAGCGGGACGCCGTAGAAGTCGGGGATGACCTTGATCTGCACGCGCTCCGAGAGAGGGTCAACGTCCACGGAGATGACGCGCAGCACTTCGTCGAAGCCCTCGGCGGTGATTACCTGGCCCGGCAGCAGGTCGCGCGCCTCGCGGCTAGCGTCCAGTCGGAAGCTCGCGCCCGGAGCCAGCTCCTCGGGAGACCGCAACTCGGAGAGAGCGGCTGCCGTGGTGAACAGGGTCGTCGAGACGATCGGGACCTTGCGCGCACGTTGGTGCTCGGCGAAGCCCGCCTGACCGTCCTCGTCCACGGCGATCGTCATGTCGCCGTACTGGTTGTCGCGGTCGGAGAACGAGAAGATGAGCCTGTCCACCGGGTGCTCACCGTGAACCGTCTCCAGCTCGGGGAAGCGGTCGGCGTAGACATCCTCGACGAAGGCTTTGAGGACGCCCACGGGGAAGCGAAGACGTTGGAACAGCATGAGCCCCGTCGAGGTGTCGATCGGGAGCATCGTGCCGTGGTCTTGGAGCATTGAGCCCAGCATGGCCTCGGCAGTCTCACCCTGCGTGCCCAGGATCCCAGCGCGCCAGTCGTCGCCCTCAGCTTCGACGCCAAGGTCTTCGAGCGAGTCGAGATCCCAACCTTCTGCGACGTGTCCGGGATCGAGCTGGAGCCCGAGAGGCCAGTCAGCGAACAGAAGCTCGCCGATCGTGTGCGCGATGTTGGCGCCGTCCGTGTTATCCTCTTCCCAGAGCTGCATCGTGCCGGTAGCGGTAGCTCCGGCGGTGCCTCCCTGCAAGAAGACCTTCGTTTCCGTGGTGTAGACGAAGTAGGGCGACGCGCCTGACTGCACGAGAATGGTGTCCGAGCGCAGCACCTCGTAGGTGCCGTTCGGCAGACCGGCTCCGACCAGCTCCACGTCGAACGTGGGCTTGAACTGCGAGGTCTTGTCCCCAGCCACCTGAATGAAGCCCGTGTCCTCGCTGGCGTTGGCGAGCACGGCGGTCACGTCGTGTGTGCCCCCGATGAGCGTGCGATTCTGCTCGTACCATCCCTGCGACTGCGTGAGCCCTGTCCACGACGGACGGCGCTCGACGATGTAGTCAACGAGCGGCCAGGTCTGACCGGCCAGGCGCTTCTTGTTCCACACGACGTAGCAGGCGTGCGGCCAGCGCGAGCTGATGCCGACGCGGCTGGCGTTGCCGAGGAAGGAGTTGATGGGCTGCGTGGGCTCGCCCCAGTAGATCGTGAACGCGCCCTCTTTGCCGAGATCGACAGTGGTGCCGCTCGGGTGGGACTCGCGCGTGATCGGGCCGGTGAAGATCGTGGTGCCGCCTTGGACCATCTCGTGCAGGGCCTCGCAAGGACCCATGCCGATGACGTGCCAGCCAGCTTCGTAGAACACCTCGACTTCGGGGTCGTCTCCACCTTTGCCGCCACTCCCGGCCTTCTCCTTGCGCGTCTCGCGGTCGCCTGCCCAGCAGAACACCGGGCCGACGCGACGGATGCCCACGAACCAGGGCGTGAAGGAGCCCCGGATGGAGAGCGTGGTCGGCTTGTCGTCTTGGATGGGTGAGTCGGACTTCTTCGCGAGCATCTGACCGGCGAGCAGCGACAGACCGATGGACACCACGAGCCACGCGAGCTGAACCCACGCCTGCTTGGGACCGTCAACCTCGGGAGCACCGAAGGGCTCGCCGAATTGGAGGATGCTGCCCGCGATGACTACGTTCACGCCGAGCAGGAGCTTGAGCCAGAACCGAGGACGGTTGGAGTTCCAGTTGTACGTCACGGCGTCTACTCGACGCCAGAACCGTTGTGCTACTCGCTGCATTGGTGCCCCCACCTGTGTTTGTCGTCGATGCGATAGACCGCATACAAGACCTGTTGTTCAAGGAATCCCCATCCACCCTGATGAAAGCCTGCGACGGGGAGCGCATGCCAGAGTTCGTTCTTGTTGGCGCCGACAATCTCGACGTGCCCAGGTCCGCCACCGGGGGAGCCAGTCACTACGATGTCGCCGGGCTCGACCATGATCGTGCCGTCCACCATCACCAGCTTGTGACACGGGGAGTAGCGGCGCACGATCTCGCGCACGGTGCGGACAGCGCCAGCGCGGTCGTGTAGCGAGGCGTCGTGCGGGAAGCCAGCAGGCTCCATGCGCGCACGACCGTCGATCTCGTCGATGACGCCGAACACGGCGCCCGTGCAGTCGGCTCCTCGTTGGATGAAGCTCTGGCCGGACTCGTACGGCGTGCCTTCCCAGGCGCGCAGCGCACGGTCCAGTGCATCGGCAGCGTCGGCTCCGATCTTCCCGTGCGTCCAGGTCAGACGCGGGCTGTAGACTCGTGATCCCATTAGCCCGGTGTCTCGAAGTTCGGTTGGTAGGCGGGGATGGCGTAGCCGAGCCCCATGAAGAATTCCTCGCCGTTCCAGCGAGCGATGCACGTCTCGACCGTCTTGTCGCAGCCAGGTACGAACTGGATGTCGTTGAGGCCGCCCACCCAGTCAATAGGAACGGGCCGCGCCATGTAGAGCTTGGACGTGTCCACGCCCCCGTTGTAGTCGCGGATCGCGATGCGTAGTCCGTCCTTCACCGCGTATCCCCTCTTCCAGTAGAACGCGTCGGTGCCGCCCGGAGTCGTGACGCCAAGGGTCGTGACAGTGATCTCGGTGCCGTCGCTGGAGTCGATATCGCCAGTCACAGAGACCGGCGTGACGCCGCATCCGCCGTGGAACAGCGTCCAGCCACATTGGTGGTTGCAGGGCAGGCCCATCGCCACGTCGAGTCGGGACTTGATAGGCAGCGAGAAGAACGCCACCCTACCGTTCTGACCTTGGAAGTTGCGGATCGTGCGCGTGATGCGACCGCCGTACAGGATCTTCTGCGAGGACTGATCCCCGGTGAAGAGTCCCCGCGTCAGCTCCTCGATGATGACGTACATCGGCGAGTGTGGAACGCCAGAGCTGGCGCGAGTCGTGAAGATGTCTTGAGGCAGAGTGATGCGCAGCTCGCGCTTGTCGAACGTGCCTTCGTTCTCGGGAATCGACAGAGCCATGCGCGGCTCGGACGTGTGGCCGAGGAATGGTTGATCCCAGTCGGTGTACCGGGACTGAGTAGTCAGTCCGTCACCATAGAAGAAGGTGACGAGAACGAAACCTTCCTTCTCTGGGCGTGCGTATGCTTTAGCCATGGGTTGCCTCCTACAGCGTGAAGTCTTGTTCGTTCAGGGTCTCGATCACGTCGATGCCAGCCGAGCAAAGCCCGGTGTGGTCCCACGTCTCGGTGAATTCGTCGCTAGAGAAGCGAACCAGCCTCGCGCGGGCCACGCGCACGGCGTCAGCCAGCAGTAGCCCGGCGGGCAGCGGCGTGACGAAGGTGACGGTGAACTTGGTGAGGATGTTGAGCACGCTCGACACGTCAGTGACGTAGGCCGTGCCGTCCGCCATCACGAGCCCGACAGCATCGAACTCCTCCTGCGTGTCGGCCAGGTCGAGTGTGTTCTCGGAGATACCGAGAAATGCCCCGCCCACGTCGATCTCGACCAGCTCGAAATACTGATCCTGGTCGATGTGCCAGAAGCTACGCAAGCGACCCCGGCGAGTCTCGAAGAACTCCAGCGCGTTCCACATGGACGTGCGGTTGCTCCTGATCTCGAACTTGTGCGTCTGTCGGGAGCGGTCTCCTTTGAGGTTCACGAAGTCGGCGCGACCGGAGCGCGAGCGCCCGCCGTCACGGCTCCTACCCTTGGTGATACCGCGCGCCCAGTCGGGCTCCTCGAACCACACGGGGCGGTCGTCGTGAGCCAGCGTGGCGCCGGTCGGGTTGTCGGACTTGAGCGGGGGAAGCTGCGACGCGCCGGGCGCCTCGGAGACCGTGAGCTTCACGGTAGGGACACGAGCGCTCAGGAAGTTGGCGGACACTTCGAGGGCGACTTCGCAGTCCATGAGCGGGAAGACCAGCGAGCCTGCGGGCACGGCGATGCCGAGCGGGGCGTCGAAAGTGAGCTGGGCGTTCGTCATGTCCTCGATGATGTGGAACGAGAATGACTGGGGCCGGAAACAGTAGTCGAGCTGCACGATCGCCACGCGCTGACCCTCGAAAAACCTGGCCTGGTTCGTAGGGACCAGGATGGTGGAGTCGCCGCTGCCGTAGGCCGCGCCAAGCTCCTGCTGATCCATGTAGATCGGGACCTGGAAGCGCTGGTCCGTGAGACGGCGCAGGAAGACCTCCAGGCGCTCCAACTCTTCGAGGGATCCGACACCGGACGGGCTGTTAGGATCGCACACGGTCCATTCCAGGTCCATTGTGCGGAACGGCTTGACGTTCAAGCCTCGGCGCGACTCCGAGCCCGAATCGGGCGAGCGAGTCACGTCGGTACGGAACGAAGTCTTCATGCGCGCTTTGGTGGCCCAGTTGTGCAGGAAGATGTAGGCGTCGTCCACCAACGCCAGTGGCGTGATGGGGCCAGCGGAGCCTTGGCGGGCGAGGGTCTCGATCACCACGCGGCTGACTTGCACCTCGACGGTGTTGTCTCCGAGTGCGAGCACTTGGGAGTCCAGGCGGGTCGCTGCGCTTTCCGCGAGGGGCGCGGCGAGCACCTCACATACGACGCGGCTGACCTGCGTTTCCACAGCAGCATCCCCGAGGGCGAGCACTTGGGAGTCCTGGCGGGTAGCACTTGAAACATCAGGCTCCACGGCAAGAACCTCGCATACAACGC